GTTCTGCACAGAACTCTCTAAACAACTTTGCCATTCCTTCTGCATGCTGTGACTCATCTCGTACACTCCATTCGACAACAGTACACATCCCAGGCATCTTACCATATCTCTGGTAGTTCAAGAGCATTGCAAAGGCACTGAACAAACTCATACCTTCATTTAATACTGAACGTGCAATTGCAAGTGCTGTACCGCTTATAGAATTTACGTCTAATCCGGACATGAACTCCAGTTTTGCAGACATTTGATGATACTCTAGGAATGTACCAAACTCCTCTTCCGGAAGTCCGAGAGTGTCATTGAGTAAGGCGTATGCTCGTTGGTGGATGAACTCACGAGAAGCAAAGGCTGTGAGCATGGCTCTGATTTCGTTGTTCTTGAACTTGGGTATATAATACTCAAGATAGTTTGTTCCAACTTGAACGTCTGTTTGCGTAAATAACCGCAAGATCTGGGTGATATGGTTTTTCTCGCTTTCCGACAGTAGCCCGGATTTCCAGTGATTGACATCTGTTTGTAACTCCAGTTCCTCTTCTATCCAGTGAATACGTTCATGTTCCGTTGCATACAGCACAGCCCAAGGATACTTGAATGGTTTGTATGTTACGTTACTCTCCAGTAGGGACATCTAAGCTCTCCAGTTCTGTTTGGTTCTGATATATTACGTTCATTAGATTATTGTTGTGGTATTGCAGTCTTTCGATCTCGCTGTACGATTTTTGTAACATCGTAAAACAATCATTCAGTAATCGTCTGTTGAAAGGATCAGAGTCTTTAATTATATCCAGTCTTTTAATCAGATTGCTTATCTCTTCTTTCATAGTCTCTCCTTTGCATAGTATTCTATGCATTAACCCTGACAACTCACACAGCCTTCATCGTCATCAAAGTCCTTCAGCGCATTACGGTCTACTTTAGTCCCAACCTTCTCTGCTGTAACACCTGCAGTCGTCCGGAGGTAATATAATCCTTTAAGCCCTTCCTTCCATGCCTTGAGATGCACCTGATTGACAATAGCCTTGTCTGTCCCAGATGGGAAGAATACGTTGACGCTTTGACCTTGGCATATAAACTCTTGCCTTTTTGCGGAGTGTTCCACAACCCATGTTTGGTCAAGTTCAAACGCCGTCTTAAACGTATCTTTTTCATCTCCGTTGAGGAACTCCAAGTGCTGTACAGAGCCTTCATTCTCAAGGATGCTCTGCCATACTTTCTTGGTGTTCTGTCCTTTGGCATCTAGAAGTTCCTCAAGGTACGGATTACGAACAGTATGACTACCGGCACGAGTACGATGGACAAAGCAGTTGCTAATACGTGGTTCAATGCTAGCAGAGCACCCACATAAGATACTAGAATTAGCGTTAGGAGCAATAGCCAACAGATGCATATTTCTAACACCATCACCCACTCCATCAGGACATTCGCCACGCTCCACAGCGAGCGAGTAGGTGGCTTCAACAGCTTGTTCTTTGATGTCTTTGAAGATTGCATAGTTCTCACTCGCCGCCTGCCAAGACTCCCAAGCTATGCCTTTGCTTTGTAGGTAGCCATGGAATCCCATTGCTCCAAGGCCGATGCTACGCTCTCTGTATGCTGAGTAGACAGCTTTTCCCAATTCTTCTGGTGCATTGTCAACAAAGTATTGAAGCACGTTGTCCAAGAATCGGATAAGGTCTCCAACCATGCCACTTGTTCGCCATTCGTCGTATTTTTCAAGGTTGACGGAACTGAGGCAACAGACTGCTGTGCGTTCTTCATCTGTTGCGAGATGGATTTCGTTGCAGAGGTTAGAGCCATTAATTGTGAGTCCAAGCCGCTTTTGAGAGTCTGGTAAGCCTCTTCTGGCTGTGTCGATAAAGTTAAGGTATGGGCTACCAGTTCTGAAGCGAGCTTCAAGGATTCGTTGCCATAGTTTGCGAGCTTTGACTGTATCTCTGATAATTCCTGTATGCGGGTCTGTAAGGTTCCAATCTGTATCATTGATTACTTTCTCCATAAATTCATCTGTGATGTTCACAGCATTAAATAAGTTAAAACATTTCCGATTGATGTCGCCACCAGTCGGTACTTTAAAAGAAATAAATTCTTCAATATCTGGATGACTGATGTCCAAGTAGGCCGCATAACTTCCTTTGCGTGTTTTGCCTTGTTTATATGCAGTCATCTGAGCGTCAACCACTTTCATGAACGGTATTGGCCCCGGAGCTTTATTAGAGATACCTCTAACATTGCCCCAATGTCCTCCAACACCTCCACCCTTAACAGACAGCCATGCTACCTCAGAATTGTGATTAATAAGGCTATCAAGATTGTCGCCCACATAAGTAAGGAAACAACTAATAGGCAGGCCGCTGTTAGTTCTGCCATGTTCAGGTGCGTTCGACAGCACAGGTGACGAAAACATAAACCAACCTTTACTAGCATAGTCGTAAATACGTTGTGCCAAGTCAAAGTCATCATAGCAATAAGCCACTGAAGCACGTGCAAAGGCTTGCTGAGGACTGTTTTCATGCTCAAGCATGTAGTAGTCATGCATGAGTTTAATTGCTTGATCGCTGAGTCGAGAGTCTCTTTCATAATCAATCTTAATCCCAAGATATTGTGTCATAGTATGTCTGTTGCTTTTTCTAAATAGTGTATTGCTTTTAGTAAATCTTCTTTACCACCTTTTTCTTGATAACGTGACACATACTTGATCACATTACCAATCAGGAAACCTTCAAACTGATCTTTTGTTAAAATAGCTTCCATATACTCCCAAGGCTGTATATCTTGCCTTGTGTAGTGGTCACCTCCTACCTGCTTTTGATTCGCTGACATATTGTACTAGCTCCATAAAATGATCAAAGTCTACCACTGCTAGAGGTTTTGATCTGTTCTGTTTAATAACCACAAGAGGCTCATAATCATTGTGTCCAGTTGCTTGGACATAATAATTGTATACTGCAATCTTTGCTAGATTCTTACACTCTATTGTGTAAGGAAAAAGCTTCCTAGCGGCAGGAGAGAGAAGAACATCCTCTCCGCCTGCACCCATACTAGTGCTCCTTACATCGTCGCTCTCAAGCCCTGAGAATGCCTCTAAGATGGCATCTCTGACAGATTGCTGTAGTCTACGTCCTTTGGCTTTGGCACTCTGTGCCTTTATGCCGGGTGTAGCCGTTCTTGTAGTCTTTCTTTTTGTCCCGGAAGACTTTTGCTTTGTTGAACTTGCCACTATGCTTTGCTACCAAGTTCTGGCGGTTTAAAGTAATCATCATTATATCTCAACATATACAGTAAATGTCCGTTTTCTATGGCTCTTTCTTCACCAAGCTGTTCTACAATTATAGACCACATTTCTGTTTCTGTCTTGTCCGCAAGCAGTTTCTCAGCTTTTTTATCACCGATACCGTATGCCCCAATGATGTTGTCTACCTTGTCTCCGGTTAGGAATTGTTTGTAAAAGTTCAGATCACATTCAGGTTTTGTTAAGTAGTATTTGATTTTCTTAACAAAGTTATAATGCCATCCAACAACTTGATCCAGATCTTTATCTAAAGTCACAATGATGGAGCTATCACCAAGTTCAGTCTGTCGTATTGCAAGCATGTCATCTGCTTCAATACCTTCATTAATGGTGGCTTGCCATTCTTCCTTTAAATATGTTCTCAGAACATGATAATGGATAGGTTTATCTGATGTTCTGTTTCCTTTGTAGGGAACCGTCTGTGCGTAGTTATTCCTGAAGTTGTTTTTACCTGTTAAATGCAATTCCCAAGTCCAAACATCAGGCAGGTCAAAGAGAAGTAAATCCTCTAAGAATCCTGCCATTGTTTTGATGGCGACACCTTCACTTTCGTTATTGGTAGCAAAGCCAATCCGATAGTTCAGAATGTCGGCATCAATTAGAGCATGCATTAGAGAATTTCGTCGTCGTCCGTTTCTTCAACAGGCTCGCCTTCATAAGAGACTAGCTCATCAATCACAAGCTTACGGAGTGACGGTGAAACACCTTCCTTGCCTTTCCAGTTCCAAGAATAGGATGAAATCATTGCAACAGCCTTAGAGCCATTCCCGATAGTGATGCCTTCTAAGACATCTCCATCTGAATCAAATGCCCGGATAGGGTTGCTTGATTTGCAGGTGATAAAGTATCCTTTATCTTCTTTCTGCCGTACTGCAATGCCCATTTCTTCAATGGCCTTTACAGCAGGATCTGACAGATTACACAGGTCAACCTGATATTTCTGCGACATGTCGTTAGGCTTGTCAAGGTAAGCCCACATTACGTCAGCTTTAATTTTTACACGTTGTGTGTTTTCCATACCATTCTCCTTTTTTGGTGGTACTTAATATTATAGCACGATTTTAGTGCGTATCAAACCAATTTTTACCGATCTTACTTTCGGCATCTACTGGGCATCGAAAGCCCAAGGTAAACCCGGCTTGTGAGGCCGCATCGCACATGATCTGCGCAACTTGTTCACCATATCTCTCCTCTGTTTCAATCTGTATTTCGTCGTGCACAATCGCAACTTGCTTAACAGGGACTCTGTAGTGCTTAAAGAGTTTGTGCGCTTCAATGTTCCATTGCTTGGCAATAATAGCACCGCATCCTTGTAAGAGGCTGTTGAGTGCCGCATGCTCGCTTCTGACCAATATTCTTCTACCATCAATGCCCGGTACATAGCCTTTTGCCGCCACCTGCGCAACCTTCTCCATAAGTTGTCGTAACTTAGGTGTGTTATTATAAAAACGAAATAAGATTTCATTGCCTTCTTTCGCCCCGCCGCCAACAATACTGCCGACTTTTGATGGCCCTGCCCCATAAAGCGTTGCATATATAAGTGTTTTCGCTTGAGGTCTAGTGATACCTGCGGCATCTGCATTCTTCTGATGGATGTCACCATTCAAAAGCTCCTCTGTCCACTCCTCATCCTGCATGTAGTGTGCAAGACATCTTAATTCAATCCCTGCAAGATCCGTGCCAACTAGTACATGATCATCTTCTACAGTCCATAAGGAACGAATCTCTTGACCGTATGGTTTGTTCACTGACGGAACCTGTCCCATATTGGGATTACGGTGAGTCATTCGCCCTGTCACTGCTCCGTTTGTAATAATACCTCCGTGTACTCTACCATCTTCTTTCACATGTTTCAACCATGAATCTATCATTGCAACACGTTTCTGTATCATTAAATATTCTGCGATCATGTTAGCTTCTGGGATGTCTACAGTTTCTAGTGTAGATTCATCGACAATTGGTTGACCTTTCTCTGTACGCTTTGTAGGTTTCCACCCAAGATCCATCAGGCGTTCACCGATCTGCTTTCTAGATGCAAGATTAAAGATTGTAACCTTATCTTTTAATCGCTTCTGTGTTTTCTCAGAATATCTTTCCTCCACAATCGGTGGAAAAACAGACTGCACCGTGTCCTCCAGTACACCCATTCGATCTGACAGCGTAGCTTTAAGAAGTGTAGCCGCAGGGATATCCAATTTAAAACCGTTTTCCTCTTGCTTCTTACAAATGACAGCGATCTCATGTTCGATCTTAATGCTCTTATCAGAATCTTTCCATCCACTAAGCTCACCCATAATAAAGCGATAAACATCAACGGTAAGCGCAACATCTTGTTTACAGTATTGCACCATTTCATCTGACAATCCACTATCATAGTCCTCAAAATCTATCTTCTGATTCTTCAGAGCTAGTCCCCATGCCTTGAGGCTGTGTCCTCCTTCTCGCTGTGGATTCAGAAGTCTTGAAAGAAGTAATGTGTCTACCGCTTTCGATTTCGGAATCCCAATATTCCAAAGCTTCCTTAACACCGGTGCA